GTGTCGAGACTGAGCTCGCGCCGGTTGCTGATGTCCCGCGCACGCGCCACGCCCACCTCGGTGCCGCCGCGTCCGTGCTCCTCGCGCCAAGCCAGGCCGCGCTCGGCCTCCTCGACCATTCCGTCGGTGGGGCTGGTGTCGATCTCGATGCCCTTATAGGTTGCCATCGTCTGACACCTCCGGCGTCACGGGCATAAACTGCGCCGCGTAGGGCTCGAGGGCGTATTTCACGCCAAATTGCTCCATGAGCGCCTTATCGCGGGCGATCTGGGCGAGCAGCTCCTCCGTGTCCTTTCCATACTGCGCGGCCACGTCCTGCAAACTGAGCACGCCCGACTTCATGCCGAGCACCGCCGCGCTCATTTCCTTCTGGGGATCAACCCAATTCCACGCCCGGCCCCGGAACTCCGCCGCATCGGAGAAGCGCTCAAACTGCCGCACGGGGATACCGAAGGATTCAAGCTCCATGGCGGCCTCGAGCCAGGCATCGAAAACGGGGCGCACGAAGTGCTCGACCATGAAGGTCTGCAAATTGCGGTAAAAGTCCCGCTCCTCGAGGGCGCCCTGGCGGATGCTGCTGTAGCTGGTCGCCTCAAGGTCATTGCTCAGGCTCGTGTAGCTCACCCCCAGGCCGCTCGCGATGCCCTTGAGCACGCTGGTGTGGAAGGCGTCGAACTCGTTTGAGGGGTATTGGGGGTCGAAGCTCTTGAAGTCGACGCCCTGCGGCAGCTGGTGGAACGTGCCCGGGTCGGCATCCATGATCGGCACATTGCCGTCCATGTCGTCGGCCACGAAGCCGTCGCCCGATGGGCTGGTGAAAAAGCCCATCTTGCTCGCGCCGATGCGTGCATTAACGATGGCCGCCTCGCGCAAAGCCCCCAGCTGCTTCATGGCAGGCAGGGCCGGCGTCATCCAAGGCTCGCCCCGGCTCTGACCGGCGCGGAGCGGACGGAAGACGTGCAGCATACGCTCCGCCGGCACCCTGGTGTGCTTGGGAGTGCGCGTATGCGCCGTGAAGTCGTAATCGCCCGGATGATAAGTCAAAACATGGTAGGCCACGGGGCGCTTGAAGCGGTCGAGCTCCACACCCATGCGAATCTCGTGCCCATTCGGCATGCGCTCCGACTTTTCCTCGTCGATTTGGTCCGGCTCGATGAACTCCAGGGCGATGGAGTCGTGAAAGGCGCCGCCCCGGTGGATCAAAACAAAGGCTTCGCCGTCCCGGGCGACGCTTTCCATGACCATTTTCTGAGCGTCAACCCAGCTGTGGCGGCCATCTGCCGTGCAATTCCCAAGCCGGCCCCAGCGCTTGAAGGCGTCCTCGACGGCCTGATTGCCCGATTGGTCGAGCCGACCCACGGTGTCGATGGCCTTGACTTGAAGCCCAAAGCCCCGGTCGCCCACCACGTTGGTCTTGAGAAGCTCAAGGTAGCGCTTCGCGTACTCATTATTCCGCGCCAGGTCGCGGGTTCGCGCCCGCATCCTTGAAATAACGGGCTTGAGCTCCGAATCTGCACTGCGCTCACTGCCGGGGAAGTCAGCAAAAAGTCGCCCGGTGCTGGCGGCCGCATAGGCTCGCTTAAAAACCTTTCTGCCCTCATCAGGCGCCGGCTTTTTCTTGAACCAGTCAGCGATCCCCATGCCTAGAACCTCACTTGAATGGTCGAGCCGTTTTTCTTGCCGCGCTTCACAAGCTCTTTATTCGTATGTTGCACCACCTCGCGCCGGTAGTGGTCCCGGGCCGCGAGGAGCTCCTCAAAGCTCAGCTTGGTGAGGCTCCGGCCGGCGATGGAGTAGGAGGCCACATCGGAATCGGCCTTGCCGGCCAGCAGGCTCTCGATTTTGGCCACCATGATCTCGGCGTGAATGCGCGGATCGGCCTGATTGGAGTCCATGTCGGGGATGGCGGTGAAGTCGCCGATGTCCACCACCAAGCGATTCCCCGAGGCGGTCTCGGTGATCTCAAGCTGCCAGTGGTACAGGCCCGGCGCAAAGTCCGCGCTGGTCTCGCTCGACACCGTGAAGAGATAATAATCATCAGTGGAGCCAGCCGCCTGGGGCAGCTTAATCTCATTGCTGCCCCCGCCAGTAATGCGGGCGACGTATTCCGCCGTGAAGCCATCCCCGGTAGGGTAGTCGTCCGCCACATCCGAGCGTTTCCACTGGATAAAATCGCCGACCACGATCTCGGTGGGTTCGCCTTCTGGTGCATTCGCCGGGTCAAAAAGGTTTGCCATCGTCACCGCCAAGAATTAACGAAGCCACCAGGGCGTTGCGGTCGCGGCACGAAGGATTTGCGCTCCGGCGCCGCCTGCTTAACTGTCTCCGCCTCCGGTGCCGCCTCGAGGCGATCCGCCAGCGCGTTGACATTTACGCCGATGATAGCATAGGCGGCGATCGCGTACACAAAGCAGTCGAGCGCCTCGTTTCGGGGCCGCGTCTTGATGAACTCCCGCCGCTGGAAGCCCTTGTGGTAGCGCGTGACGATCTTCTCAGCGGTGAGCTGCTTGAAATACTCGTCGTTTAACGTGTCAGAAAAGTGGACATAGGCCGGCCCCGGCTCGGTGATCTTGAGCCGGCCGAAGAGCATATCCTTCACCGTGTGGACGCCAACCGGGAACAAAGGGCACTTCCCCACGTTATTCCGGCTCGGCCGGCCCACCATGGGCTTGCCTTCCCCGCCCACGCCCTTAATCGCGAACACCCGCCGGCCCGCGTTGCGCTTGCAGTAGGAGTAGACGGCGTTCGTGTAGTGACCACCACTGTCCACGCAAGCCGAGCGGATCATGATGCGCCGGCCGCTCTCCGTTTCGTACTGGGCGAACAGCTTGGAATCAAGCGCCGTCCAGAGCTGGGGCGTGCTCGGGTCGCCGTAGAGGGTCTCGTGGCTGATGACCCAGCTCTCATCGTCCCGACCCCAGCCGATGATCTCGAGCTCAAGGCGGTTGTCCTGCACGTCCACGCCCGCCGTGAGCACGAGCACGTCATCGGGAATGGCGGGCAGGGGTTCGCGCCTCTCCGCCAGCGACCAGTCGTCGATTCGGTCGCCCTGGTCCTCCCAGGTCTCGCCCAGGTAGGTATTGGTCCACACCCGGAGCATTTCCGGGTTCTTTTTGACCGCGAGAAAGTCCCGCACCCCGTCCGCCAGCGGTGTCCAGGGTGAATACATCCCGTTTATGGTAAAGCCCGCCACCCCCGTGAAGGGCTTAGAGGCCCTCCATTCGCCGTTTCTGATCGCCCAAATTCGGTCTGCGTCGCTCCACAAGGCGCCACATCCTTCGCAGGCGTAGCGCGCTGTCTCGGGGTCGCCGTCGATCCATTGCACATTCGCCCACTTCAGCACCTGAAATTGCTCGCAGTGGCGGCACGGGACGTGGTACCGGCGCTGGTCCGACGCCTCGAATGCCTCCTCGATGCGGCTCGCGCCCTTATTCGTGGGCGTGCTCACCATCACAATCTTGCGATTCCAGAAGGTCGCGGCCCGTTTGCGGGCCAGCTGGATGGGGTCGCCCTCCGTGCCGGCCGAGGAAGGGTAGCGGTCCACCTCATCGCAAAGCACCAGGCGGATCGGCCGGGACGCCAGCCCCGCCGCGCTGTTCGCGCCGACCATTGTGAGCGCGCCACCGGGAAACACCTTGTGCAGCGTGGTATTCCCGCTGTCCCGCGAGCGAGGGTCTTTAATCTTCCCGCGCAGGGCCGGCGTTGAGCGCACCAAGCCGGCGGCCACCCGGTCCTTGCTGAACGCCTGGGCCATCTCGAGGGTAGGCTGGAGTACAAGGATCGGGCACGGGTCGTGGGCGATGTGGAAGCCAAGGATGTTGAGGATGGCCTCGGTCTTGCCCAGCTGAGCTCCGGCCATGACCACCACCTCGGGGGTAGCCGGGTCGGAGCAGGCGTCCATGATGCCGCGTTGGTACTCGGCGCGGGAGGTGTGCCAGCGCCCGGGCTCGCTACTGCTTTGCGAGTCGAGCCGTCTTTCGCGGTCGGCCCACTCGCTGACGCTTAACCGGGGCGGCGGCTTCATCACCGCCAGGGCTCTCCTCGCCGCTTTCCACATTCGCGTCCGTTGGGCTGCTCTTTGGGTCATAGTTTTCAAGCTCCTCGAGTGCTTCCCGCACCAAGTCCTCGATCACGGCTTGGCACTTCCCCGCCTCTCCTTCGCTGGCGACCACCGGGGCCGCCTTCGTGGGCACGCTCATCATTTTGGCCTTCACGGCCATGAGCACGGTCTCCCACGCTTTGATCACATCATCGACCACCACCAGCTCGCCGCGCACCTTCGCGAGCTCCAGCTCCGCGATCTCCGCCTCGGCGTTGACCTTGCGGGTGCGGGCTTCGTCGTAGCTGGAGCCTATCTTGACGTTGCCTGATCCGACGTTTGCCATAGGTTTTGCCTATCAGTTAGCGATATTCGATTGGTGCAAAAACTTCGCGCCGCTGCGTAACC